GAGTTGTCGTAATGCTTTAGCCCAGCCCTCTTTGCTGTCGGATACCACGATAGTAGTTTTACTATCAAATAACTGATCAGGGACTTCAGGGAGTTGATTGACATACTTAGCCTCTACTGAGAATCCAACACCGGTACCGCACAAGAGGATGTACATAGCCTCATCAAAGGATTTAGGATCGTCGATAGGCAGATAACTACAGTTATAACCAGCAATGTTCTGACGCTCAAGAGCCTCTCCAGCAGTCATCATACAACGCATCGAAGGCATTACATCCATGTTAAGGATTGCTTTATGCACTGTCTTGTAGATGTGTTGTGGAATCTCATACTTGTGTTTGTCTAACAGTTGTTTCTTCATGAATCCCATGTAGCGTTCAACTGTTTCACTCCAGTTCTCACGTCTGCCTTGTTCGTCAATGAAACGACTGTAGCGGCTTTTGTGGATAAAACTTGAGTAGTTATTTAACTTCATTCTTCGTCCTCTTCGGTGTCATCTATTTCGTCAACAAGTTGGTCAAACATGGCTTCGATTCTGTCCTCAAACCTATCAACCAAGTCTTCTGCTGTTATGTTCAGTATCTCAAGTAGAGATATCTCATCTAATCTTTTTAGTTTATCAAATAAGTCCAGAATCGTTAGCGCCATAGTTACTCCTTGTAATACTTATTCTTTACTAAGTCATAGTTATCAATCAAATACTCCAGATAGTGTACTGCTTTTTGTAGATCTTCCTTACCATTCTTACGGTGAAATCTTTGAATGTATTTAACTACATTAGCTGACCAAGGATCTAAACCCCAAGCACTGACAACATCCCAAGGCTGTAGTGTTGTCTGCTTGTAGTGATCACCACCAACTTGTTTAGCTTGGCTTGAGTATTTCGGCAGCAATTGGTTCACTCCTTCTTTGTTGTTGCCATCCACCACAATCTTTGCACTGGTAACGTTGGTATTTTCCAGTGAGGGAGGTGCTAAACCCTCGTCTCTGTAGATTGATACTAGCACATCGTGTGCAGCTTTGGTGGTCTTTGTTGACTGAGATGTTAGGATGGGTTCGAATCCAGGGAAGAAATCGCTCATAAACCTTCTCCAGCAATATGACATCCTGTTTGTTGTACTGCTCCATGACTTCCCATGCTTCTTTGTCTTTGTTCATACACTTGATCCAAAGTTCAAAGCCTTCATGCTTAGTCTTCTGTCCTAGTCCTAATGCTCTAGCTACATAGTCGAGCTTGTTACTAGGAAACCTAAATTCCTTTCTAGCAGTCTTTAACAGATCAATCTGATGGTAAGGTGCTGGAGGAGACATACCAGCCTCTAGGAACTCTTTGTTAAGTGTTGGTATGTCAAACCTAGTTCCATTGTAATGTACCACAGCATCGCATTCATCTAAGAGACTATGGATCTTCTTTAGCATAGTCTTCTTACCGTTTAGGATACTGCTGAACATTAACTGATCACCTTGATACCACTTAGCGGACCAACACAAAACACTGCTGCTATCTACGATCTGACTGATACTGATGTTCTGTTGAAATAAACCCCAGACATACGCAGTGTTAGGTGCTGATTCGATGTCAAGTAGCAGGATTCGCATCAGCTTCTGAGTCTGAATCTGTATTATAGTGTTTCGGATCATCGTGTCCAAAGATGTTAACGATATTTCCGAACTGTTTCACGAATACTTTATCTTTAACATCGTAACCGTAGTAAGCACCGAGGGCTTCACAGGCTTTCTCTAACAGCGTAGGCCAAGCAATACTACTATCGTAGGTAGCATTAATATCAACCATATGCTGTAGTGGGAAACCATAGTCAGCGTTGTGTTTTTTTCCTTCTTCATCTTCTTCTGACATTATCGACACATGAAAGCTAATTTTACTATTACTCATCTTCATCTCCATTCATTAGGGCATCCCAGGCATTAGGGAATACTTCAGAGCAGACTCGGCAGATGTTCTCTGCAACGATCCTTGTCTCTGCTTGGGCTTCCTTTGCTAACCTTAATTGACATACTCTAGCAAAGGCGTAAAGGCTCCCACTCCAATACCATTCAGTCATCATGGATTGGGGGAGAATCATCCTAGCTTGCTCAGCACAGATACCTTCTTTGAGCATAGCGTCATACAATGCTAACATAGTTCCTGTGTACTTGTCAACTGTTTCATTCCAATCAATGTGACTTTTTACAGGTTCTGATGAACTACCTTGCTTAACATTCGGTGCTTTACGTCTGAAGTAGGTAGGTTGATAGAACTCTGGTGAGGTATCAACATAACGTCTACTGACTTCATTCCAGGCTAATCCTACCGTATGCTTCATCAACTGCCTAGCTACGAAGATCGGTGCTTTGATCCTGAACTGGATAAAGCAATGGCTGAAAGGACTCCAATGGTTGTGTTTAGCTAGATAGTTAATCAGCTTGATGTCTTTAGGATCTAACACAGGTAAAGGAAAGTAGTGGTTACCTTGCTCTGTGTCATACCAATCAACAGCTTCTGACTCTTTATCAAAGCTAACACGAGCAGCATTGACTACCGTTAAGTCATCACCCATGTGTTCGATGTAGTCTACTTTAATGTTTGCCATAAACCTTTCTCATCCTGGTGGCTTGTTTACTTTCCTCTACAGTCTTCTGCTTCTGATGTACTTCCCACAGTTTAGCCTTCTCTGCTAGTGCTATGAAGTGATCAAGGCTAACCAGTGCTAAAGGATCAGATCTATTCTGCTTGATGACTAAGAGGGGTTCTTTGTCTTTGCCTTCACAGTGCCGTATTGCTTGTTCGTAGTCAGTGTAGACTGCGATTCTTGCTCTGTTCTTGCACTCAATACCGTACCTAAATCGTTCCAGTGCATTCGTCGAGAGCCAGACATCCTCGCCCTGTGTACCCATTGGTGTGCTTTTGCAATCATGTTCGCTTAGATTGAAAGTGTCTCTTAGTTTTTGCACCACCAGCTTTTGCAGTAATCTGCCTTTGTTTTTTGCGCTTGAAGGCTTCAATGTCGATCTCCGTCCAATTACTTATCCAGCTTTTAGGAATGATCATGACAGCATTGCAATCATTCTCTCCTATCGCTGCTGCTAGGTGTACTTCATCATCAGTCTCATGCGTCATAAAACCAACAGACTTACACCTCGCTAACGAACCAGTACCCTTTAGTTGCCATCCTGAGCTGGCTACAGCATCTACCCATTCTAGGTAGACGATGGTGTCGGTGGTTGCCATAGCTCACCCTCCTTACGTCTAATCCACAGTAGTTGTCCGTTCTCTAACACACGTTCAGCATCACCATCATAAGCCTTCAGCACAGCCTCATACATGGCTAGGTCAGTATCAAAGTCACCTAAGATCTTATCAGCCTTCTTAGGACCAATACCACGTAATCCCTGTACATTGTCTACCTTGTCACCAGTAAGGATCTGACGATAGAAGTTCTTGATAGCATCTTTGTCATTCACGTAGTAATGATCTTTCTTTACAGGATTGTAGTGATGACCAGGGATCATGTCTAAGTCTTTGTCAATGGATACGATGATTGAGTTATCCCTGGTTAGCGTGGCATGGATTCCAATAGCATCATCAGCCTCTTGTCCATCAGCCACTCTGAAGTCCCAAGCAGTAATAAGATACTCACGAAGGCTATGAAGATGTACGGGCCTGGGCGCATCTTTTCTGTTTCCTTTGTAGGGTTGTGTCTTAGCGATGTCATGCCTGTAGTTGTCCTTACCAGTTAAGTAACCGACATGGATGTTAGAGGAGAGTTCAATAAAGATCAGCTCCTCTAACATCTCTGCCATCGTTCTGATAGCAACCTTCTCTGTTTCCTCGTTACAGGCAAAGCCTACACGGTAGCAGAGAATGTCGCCATCAATGATTGGCATTAGCTTCATTACAGTACGTCTTCTGTTTCTTCTTCGTCTTGCTTAGGCTGTGCACTGTAAGTAACCAAGTCAGTGATCACTAGCTTCTTCAGTGAAGGTGATACACCTTTCTTGTTCTTAAAGGTCCATGAGTATGAACCCATGACACAGACAGCCTTTGTACCGTTACCGATATGTGCTAACACTTGTTCACCATTCTTATCTAATGCTTTGATCTCATGGTTACTCTTAGCGGTAATGTAAAAGCCTTTACCTTCTTTGTTGCGAACAGAGATACCCATATCTTCCAAAGCCTTAACAGCCTTGTCTGACAGGTTAGTCAGATCTACTTGATACTTACCAGACATATCGTTAGGCTTATCAAGGAAAGGCCACATCAAGGTTGCTTCAATACGTACAGGTTTTTGTTCCATGTTAATTTCCTCAGTGAAAATACAATAACAGTGTATCAGTTCATCTTAAATTTGTCAAGCAATACTCTACTTTGTATCTCAGCCATCATTGATTCTGTAGCTGATTCAGCAATAGAGTGTAGCAACGCCAACATCATACGGTTTGATACTAACTTATCACTCTGAACATCCATCGTTACATAACCAGCATCATCCTTTCCTATCTTAATAGTTACGACAAGAGAATCAATCTCATCAAAGTTGGTAATCATCAGTGTGTTTCCTTCCAGTTGTTTCCTACTTTGTATTCACCCGTTAGAGGACAACGTAAACCCAAGGTAACACCAGCCTTCTCAATAGCTGCTACAGCGAGTTTACCAACATCATCAGCGTACTGCTTAGGACATTCTATCTGCCATTCATCATGGACGTTAGCCACAAAGTGTGCAGGTATCTTGTGTTTCTTCAGTGACTCATGTAGGTGGATCAGACCTTGCTTCATCGAGATCGCACCAGCTCCTTGAAGTAACGTGTTAAGTGCTGCGTGTTCCGACCGTACCCATAATCGACGACCGTCAAGGGCAGGTAAATACCCTTTCTCTGCATACCTGCTAACTTTATCTTTAAGTGTCTTGAGAGCTGGCGTATTCTTAAGGAAACGGGTGATGAGTTTCTTTCCTTCCTCGGCGCTCCCTTGAGCAATCGATCCAATCTTAGCTGGCCCTGCTCCATAGAGAAAGGCATAGATAAACGTCTTTGCTTGCGCCCTACTCTCAAGACCAGCAGCGAGTTGGTTTTTAGTGTGGACATCCCCATTGATCACCTCCTTAGTGTACTCATCATCTTTCATGTAATGAGCTAACATACGTAGTTCTAACCCTGAAGCATCACAACCAACTAAGACATTACCAGGATCTACAGTCCATACTTGTCTGCATGTTTCACCATACTCAGCATTGACAGCAGGAACCTGTGCCATGTTAGGGCTGTGGTGCGTCATACGCCCTGTGACAGCACCGTTGGTGATTACCTTACCATGTACCCTACCATCATCAGCAACGTGCTCTAGCCACGATGTAGACTGTGCTATACGTTTCTGGATAAGTAGATACTCAGCCATTGCCTTAGCCTCTGGATAGGTTAGCTTAGACAGTATCACTTCATCAACCATTGGTTTACCTGTCTCAGTGAACTTCTCAGGCTTCCATCCTAATGATGTCAGTCTACGTCCTATCTGATCTCTAGAGCCTGGGTTAAACACTTCAACATGATCCTTTAGCTTCTTACCTGTCTTTTCACTAACACGTTCAGTGATGATCGGTGGGAATATAGTCTGTAGATTCTCTTCAATGGCTGATAACTTCGTAGTTAACTGAGAGATAAACTCAGTACATAAGGGTATGTCTAGTTTGAATCCATGTCTTTCCTGCTGTGCAACAATGAACTGTACCTTGTGTTCAATGTCAATGCTTTGCTGTGAGAAGTCCTTCAATTCTGTGCATAGTTTGCGATGAAGTTCACCAGTAAGATTAACATCTTGGATACAGTAATCAATCATCTCTTGTGTCAAAGCAGTAAAGTCTTGGAACTCAATCTTGTGATTCCCTAATCTTTTCCCCCATGCTTCTAGACTGTGACCTCCTTCGATACTGGGATTCCATAGCCTCGACAGCACGAGCGTATCGGAGGCCTTCTTGAGTGGTATCGTAATGTTCCACAATCTCCGAAGGTGGTAACCGTCGAAGCTGATTAGATTGTGTCCGATCACTGTGTCGTAATCCTCTATAAGAGGCTTTAGTGTATTTGGATGAGTATGACATACCACCTCACTTGTTGTCAGATCCTTCGTGACTACGCAGAAGATAACAGTCTGCTTCATGTCTGTTTCGATGTCCAGCACTAAGCTCTTCATATTTATGTACCAGTTTCTGATAGTCTTCTAGCAGTGTATCATATTTCTTCTTTAGCTCTGCGTGGTCAGCTAACAGCCTATCCATTACCCACATTAACCTTCTCCCCTGATGATGTCTGCTGCATCAGCATAACCCCTTCTCTCCAAGGCTTCGATACAGCGATCCAATCTTTCTTCACTGGCTTGGAAGGCTACCATCTCAGCGAACTTCTCAAAGTCAAAGCGTTCACAGTCCATGCGGTTGTTCCAGCATTGACTCATCATATCTCTAAGTGTTTGTTTCACTGCCGCTGTCCTTCCAATCAAAGTTCTGTGCTTTGTGATATGCAAGTTTTATTGCTTCTTTGATACCCCATTGAATCAACATCTTAACCTCTTCATCAGTAAGATCCAAGTGTAGTGTAGCTGTACCATCCTCATGCTCTTCAATGCTTTGTACTTCAGCCATTATGGTCTCCTGTTAGCATCTTGCATAGCCTCTACGTAGTCTGATGTTTTCCTGATCTCATTAATGATCTCTTCGAACGAACAAACTACTTCACCCATTGTAGACCCTGTACGTATCTGCTGTAAAGCAAATCGTTTCGTATCCTCTTTCAAATCTTCATAAGTCTTCATCTTGTGTGACCTCTGATAACCTTCCTGTTGAGTGGCTGTAATAGACGTTACAGGCTGGACCTGTGACACCGCTGAAACGGTTCTTGAGTACCCTAATCCTGGTGGTATTGCGTTCACGTTCATCATCATGCTGTGCATTCCTTTCCATACCGATCACCATATCAGACAACTGTGCAATGCTACCAGATCCTCTAAGTTGACCTAGTGAAGTAGCTGCACCTTCTTCATGGCCTTTACCGTCAGGTCTCTTAAGATGGCTGACAATCAACAGTGCTATGCCTGTCTCCTGAACAATCATCCTAAGCTTGGTCATGATCTCATCTAATGCTTTACGTTCATCGCCAACATCGCCAGAACTGACGACAATACTAATATGATCCAACACAACAAAGCTACATCCGAGTCCTTTAGCCATGAATCTGACTCTTGATAGTATGTTGTCAATTGATGTACTCCCAAAATGATCAAAAAGATAAACCCTATTAGTGCCAAGAGTGTGCTCGAAGGCATCTCTAAACTCCTCATCAGTGTACGCTGTGTCAGGTAGATGTAGTGGCTTGTTCGCATGGATAGACATGATACCTTTGGCAGTGCGAACAGTAGACTCCTCCAGGAACATCAAGCCAATGTTGTCCTCAGTCTTACATAAGATGTGATAAACAATCTCCCTAAGCACCTGTGATTTACCCAGTCCAGATCCTGCTGTAAACGTCACCAGCTCACCTTTACGGATACCATAAGTCAAAGCATTAAGACCTTGCCAAGGATAGTCACAAGAGGCTTTAATGGCGGGGGTGTTGATCTCTTCCCAAAGCTTTGATCCTTCGATGATCCCATCAGGTACATAGACTTCAGCAGCAAACCAGTCCTGGATATACTCCTTGATCATCTCATCTTTGAGATAATCATTAGCATCCTTGTGTGGTTGCCTGTGCTTTACTACCTTAGCCTTAGCACCGAATAGATCAGCTACCTTCGTAGCAGCCTGCTTACCAACTTCATCAGCATCAAAGCTGATAACAATGGTTTCAAAAGAGTCAAGATATTCATAGTTGTCCTTACAGTCCTTAATTGCTGATTGTGCGCCATTACGTATGCTTACTACTGGATACCGCATACCATTCATTTGATACACAGCAACAGCATCAAATTCACCTTCGGTAATGGTAATGCTCTTACCACCTTTAGGGAACAGATGTTGTCCGAACAAAGTAGCCTTAGACCAATCACCTTTGATGGTGCAATCAGTCTTCATTGCATCATGTCTTACCTTGTATGCAGTGACCTTACCATCAGCATCACAGTAGGGAAAAGCTACACCACCCTCATCAGTGATCATCACTCCAAAGGCTTTTAAGGCATCTCTGGATAGGTTTCTTAGCGGTATAGACTGATACTTACCATCTAACATTGGAATCACCTTAGCAGACTTTGTATGCTTTTGTCTGAAATTATCAACATCTTCCGACATTTTAGTATTCGTACCACAAGCAAAACAATGTGACCAAGTCTCTCCTTTATCATTAACAGATACGGACAATGCATCACTAGATCCACAATCATCACAGCCAACATGCGTGGCTAAGTAGTTCACTGATTCTTCTCCTTTAGCTTGGCTTCTAATTCGTCTTTGAAATACTCAAGACCGACACGAGTTGCTAACGAGTATTTTTGTGCGATAGCCATAAATTCCTCATCCATCAGACCAACCCATTCTTTCTTTGGTGGTGCGGTGTAGATGGGTTCTAATTCATGGTCAGCAAAAGCATGAGACTTAGTTTTTAGGACAGACACAGACCCATCAGACCAAGTTTTCAGCCACAAAACTGGCTCTTGCTTTGTCTCCAGTGCTTGGCGTAGTGCGGCGATGGCTTGCTTTCTACTAACAAGCCCAGCATGACTTAGTGGGTCACTCTCCAACGCCTCAAGCGCCAACTGCATGGCTTCTCTGCTCATGTTGTCCTCAAATTAAAAGGGTTATGCCAACAGATACCAGTGTTGTCCTTGGTGTTGTATCCACCAAGAGAATAGGATATCAAATATTGATGATCATCCTTCCTAATATCCCTATCAACAGTATAGTTATCCACTAACTTAGACATAGAGTCTCTGATCTGCTTAGAGGTCTTGTTAGGGAATGCCTCTAGGAGGTCTTCTAAGGTAGCATAGCGGCCATGATTCTCTAGGTAGGCTACGTAGGGGTTAACCTTACGCTTGCGTGGCTGTATACGCTTTTTCATACGTTGAACCCTTTAGCGTTCAAAGCCTTAGTAAGTTGTCTCATCATGAAGTAAAAACCATACTCTTGACATAAGCGAACAAAACGATTTAACACATCATTGATTTTGTGATCTTCGTGCATATCTTCATATTCACCTTTAGTGTAGTCAAAGGCTTCTTCAGGTAAAAAATCATCATCAGGATACATTTCGAACAATCCTTTCATTAAGCCCTACTGTACATAGGCTAAATAGTCTAAGTACTAAGTATATACTATGTATAATATTTAATATATACTTAGTACATAGCCTAAGTAGCCTACATAGCCTATATAGATTTAGGGTATCAGAGAAAAACAAAGTTGTCAAGTCAATCTTCATCAATGTTACGTTTGCTTACAATGTCATCATCTCCTTCATTGATTAAGCGTACATTACCTACTGCAGCGATATCATCTCGGACATAGCGAAAACAATCATTGCATAAGTCAATGTACTGGTGTGTTCGAACACTACGCCTAGAGGCTTCGTAGTCACTTAAGGCTTCATTACATGATAAGCATCTAATCTTCCGTCCCTACCTTTCTATTTAAGATCATCCTTCATTGATTCAATCAACGAAACAAGTCTATAGTATTGAACATGCTCTCTTTCTGCTTCTTTGTCCGCAGCATCAGCATGACCTAATGCTAAGGCAATGTTAGCCTTGATTTGAAGCTCAATCAGGTACAGTAACTCATCCAACATCTCTTTAGTCATTAAGAATTCCTTTAAAGGTAATATATAGCGCCTAATAGCCTTTTAAACGTGTTTTAAGGCCCCTAGAAGGCACGAACTAGGTTTTGGTGGTATCTACCTACATTAGAGCATCTTCAACGCCTTGTAGAGCCTCTAATCGCTTAGCGTGTTTAGACTGCCTAAGCTTAGACAATACGCTGGGATGCACCCAAGTATAATTAGGGAAAGGCCAATGAGGATGATCAGAAGCGTAACGTATACAGACTGTACCGTCTGTAGAGTCTCTACTGACTATCTCGCAGGGTTTACCATTGAAGTATAGTTGAATCATGTTCTTAGTCCTTTTAAGTATTGGGTTTCATAGGCGAACGAAAAGAAAACCTTTTTTGTGTTCGTATTGTAACCGTAGTAAGTCCCTACTGGCTTGTCCATGTTGTCTAAAAAGTCCTTAGCCAAGCCGATGTCATCATAGGATGCGACAAGATTATTTGATTTGATGCCTGAACAATAGCGAATCTCGAACATGCTAAACCCCTAAGAAGATAAGTACAGCGAACAATACACCAAAAACACTGCCACCAAGATACAACACAAAGTCACTAGATTTATTCATGATGAAAGCTTTACAAGTAGGCATAAGACAAAGACGTTTACGGCAATGATTGATACGGCTATCAAGGCATCTCTCATGCTGTGACGCCCCAAGCTGATATAATTCTTCCGTTTAGCAAGCAGTATTTTGCATGTCTTACCGGCTCTAGGTTCTCTTTATCAACGAACGATGAGAAACGATAAGGATTGTAAGTAATCTGCTTTGGATCATCCTGCAACATATCATCCCAAGCATCTGGAGATATGTTACCAACAACACCAGCATGGACATTCTTACGTTTCTCACGTAAAACACGTTGTCTACCAGCCTCGGAAACCTTGAAGGTAACATCGTTAAGAGACACACTATACGTGTGACCGATAACCTTACCTTTGTTAGGACCTTCCAAAGCCTTAACAGAGAATAGCTTTCGATGCAAGTTAAAGTATACAAAAACTTTCATTGTCATTCTCCAGATAGGTCAACAATGGGGTTGATAACGTATTCTGCAAGCTCACTACGGTCTGCCCATTCTTCAGCATCGAATAGTGTATTGAATCTATCCATATGGGTTAAACCATCATAGAATAGTTTATAGGTTACCAGATAGCCGACAATCTTAAAGTTTTCCATGTTAATGTTCCTTGAATGCGATCGGTTTAGTAGTGGACCAGCAAAGTGCACATGTCATGCATGATTGAGTTTTGCCAGTCTGTTCAGGGCATTGGATACCTTCGCCGTTGACGTTAGCGGACATGATACCGCCTTTGTCACTGAACCTAATCCATGCTCTGCTATTCTGCAAGCCTGAGCGTATAACATCCATGATGTCTTGTTCGGACCTATGGGTGTAACCGAATATCCTAAGTGCAGGGTATTCTAGCAATGCGTCAACCCAATACTGAGCATATGATGCACTGAAGAAATCCCCTAGGATGTGCAAGCGTACAACGAAGCCATCAGGGTGTACATTGGACAAGTGCGAAAGCTCATCTGACAATCTAAGCATTAACAGCTCAGGGTCGTCCGGCTTGATACGATGAGCGAATGCCATGTTATTACCAAAGCAATTGGCCCATTGTTGACAAGTGCGTGAGCATGTGGACCTTTCTTCGAGTGTAAGGGAATACACTGGGAAACCCTTCCATGCACCCTTGGTAATGGTTTTGCTGCCATTGCCAAGCTTGTCATTGTAGGATACTGGCTTAAGTAACCTATGCCCATAATCGGACACCATACGTACAGTTTTCTTATGTATCGTAATGGCTTGAGACAATGCAGCATGTTCCGCACGTAGTCGCATCATAAGCTCCGTTATAAAGTTTACTTTGCATAGTACCCTCGTCGAAGGTACTATACACTGTATACTTTACTTGAAGCTAGTAACCCTGTCATGTCTTATAAACCCGATGTTAGTATTGTAGACTGTAACGTCGCCACGGTATGGAACCCTAATTACGCTTTTGATGATTCCACGCTTCATGATGATGCCGTTGATTCTGCCATGCTTGCTGTACGCTGTCACGAAGCGCGTTGATGTAGTTTTTTTGACCTTGTTTACGAGGATCAGTGATTTGATGAAGTCTAGCATTTCGTTTTCCCTTGGTTGTTTGACGTTGCGATTGCTTCGTCCATGTGCACATTATGCCTGAACTGCAGAGTATTGCAAGCTCAGTAGTACCCTTTATAGGGTCCACCATAGTCTTCTCCATCTGTCAAGTACCATTCGTCAGCTAGACTCTACCGTTCATCGGTTAGACTATGCCATTCATCAGTGACATCGCTATAGATACTGAGCTGATAGACGGTAGTTTTACGCTGACAAACGGCATAGGGGGGGGGTAACAATGTTGTTCTAGCGTAGTATCACCACTATAGCCACAAAAAAGAGCAAAATAGACAATGCTAATGAGAATGCATTACTATTAAGAAATCTCTTTAGAATCAATAGGTTATCTATAAAGCCTCTGCGGAGCCTAAGATACCATGTTAATGGAGTCCCGCCATAGCCTATGTTGGCATGATTCTTGCATGTAGTCTGCACTGATTACAGCACAGATTCTGCACTGAATATGAAGAAATAACTTGACAAACTCTTAAAAATATGCTAGAATAGATACTTCTATGTAGGCTATGAACAAAACATCGTATAAAAACTAAATAATAGTAGACATATAACTTATCGTCATACACTACATTGTAGATACATAAAATTATATACACCTTACAGTCCTGCCTTCCGGCAGAGAAACTATATAGAGGTAGTGATGTCCGAAATTAAAACTGAAGTTATATCTGATCTTTGTTCGCTACCTTCATCGGTCAGCCAGGATGTCGTGGCAGTCAATGAAGAAAAGAAAGTGCCTGCGAAAAAAAGGAAAAGAGGAAGACCAAAGAAGGAAGAAGTCAAGAAGTACATCAAAAGAGCTAAAAGAGGTAGACCTCCTGGTGAAGCAGCAAGGATTAAAGAACTAACAGCTTCGCTGTTGCTGACACACTCACAGGCTATCATCAGAAAGATAGTGCATAAGGCTCTTAATGATGAGGATAAGGATCAGATGGCAGCACTGAAGCTATGTGTTGATAGGATGTTGCCAGTAAGTTATTTTGAGGATAAAGGTGCTGGTGGAGGCTCTAGAGCTATTACCATCAACATCACTGGAGTAAATGACAACCCAGTAGAGATGATTGAGCATGAACCTGTTGACGTAGAAACAACCTTGATAGATTACGAAGAAGAAGAAGACGATGGATCTACAAGTTAAGTTACTACCGTGGCAACAAGAGGTCTTCAAAGACCCTGTAAGGTTTAAGATCATCGCTGCTGGTAGACGTACAGGTAAGTCAAGGTTAGCAGCTTGGACATTGATCATAGAGGCTCTACAGACTGATAAAGGTCATGTCTGGTATGTAGCACCAACGCAGGGACAAGCTAGAGATATTATGTGGACTACGCTGTTAGAGCTAGGACATCCAGTCATCAAAGGTAGTCATGTAAATAACATGCAGATTACGTTGGTGAATGGAGCAATGATATCGCTAAAGGGTGCAGATAGACCAGAGACAATGCGTGGTGTCAGTCTTAAATACTTGGTGATGGATGAGTATGCTGACATGAAACCACAGGTGTTCGAACAAATCCTTAGACCTGCATTAGCGGATCAGAAGGGTAGAGCAATGTTCATCGGAACACCAATGGGTAGAAATCATTTCTATGAACTGTACAAGTTAGGTGATAGCGGTAAGGATCAACATTACAAGGCATGGCACTTCACTAGCTTTGATAATCCATTGTTAGACCCTAAAGAGATTGAAGCTGCTAGAGGATCAATGTCTAGCTTTGCTTTTAGACAAGAGTTTATGGCATCGTTTGAGGCTGCACAGTCGGAGATCTTCAAAGATGAGTGGATCAAGATTACTGACGAAGAACCTGAAGATGGTAACTACTTCATTGCGGTGGATCTTTGTGGTTTTACGGATTCATCTCAGGCGAACAAGACGAAGAATTCTAAACTGGATGAAACAGCGATAGCCATTGTTAAGGTTAACACTAAAGGCTGGTGGGTAGCTGACATACAGTACGGTAGATGGGATGTCCGAGAAACAGCAGTGAGGATATTAAAGGCTGCTAAGGACTACAGAGTTAATGCGGTAGGGATTGAGAAAGGTGCGCTGAAGAATGCAGTGATGCCTTATATGAATGATCTGATGAGGAGATTGAACTACTATCCTCGTATTGAAGAGTTAACACACGGTAATAAGAAGAAGACAGATAGGATTGTTTGGTCACTACAAGGACGATTTGAACACGGTAGGATTGTACTGAAAGAAGCTGATTGGAATAACAAGTTTATAGACCAACTGATGCAGTTTCCTGATAGCAAGACTCATGATGACTTAATAGATGCTGTTAGTTACATTGATCAAATACAGGTAGCAGATTGGAATCAGAACTTGAATGAAGAAGAGTACGAAGTCCTCGACACAACAATAGGTTGGTGACAATGAAATTTGAATCTGAAATCACACCTCAGAATGCCTTAGTAGCCTTCGTCATGGATCGCTGTAACGATTGGCGTAACTACAGGGATGAGAACTACATGGATCGCTGGGATGAGTATGAGCGTCTCTGGCGAGGTCTTTATGCTGATGAAGATAAAACAAGGGATTCTGAGCGTTCTAGGCTTATTAGCCCTGCCCTACAGCAAGCAGTAGATAACAAACAAGCTGATCTTGAAGAAGCTGTGTTCGCTAAAGGTGTATTCTTTGACATCAGCGATGACATTAGCGATCAAGATAAGACTGATGTTGAGAAGATGAAGTCTTTGTTGTCCGAAGATTTCAAGAAAGATAAAGTACGTAAGAACATTGGTCAGGTCATGACCTTAGCAGAGATCTACGGTACTGGTATAGGTGAATTGATTGTTAAGCAAAAGAAGAACCTAGCACCAGCAACACAGCCTACAGCACAGCCTGGATTGGCTATGATTGGTGTTAACACTAACTATAGAGTATCGGTAGACTTAAAACCAATCAATCCACGTAACTTCCTTATTGATCCTAACGCAACCACCATTGATGATGCAATGGGTTGTGCTATCGAAGAGTATGTAGGTAGACATGCAGTTATCAAAGGCATGGAAGATGGTGTTTATAAAAAGGTTGCTATTGGTGATGCATCCTTAGACACTGACCTAGAGCCTAATCAAGACTTAACTTACTATCAATCAGATAAGGTACTACTACTTCGTTACTATGGTTTAGTACCTAAGAAGTTATTAGTTAATCCTGATGACACATCGTTTGAAGATGATGAGTTGTATTCAGAGATGGTAGAGGCTTTGATCGTCATTGCTAACGGAGAAGATCTACTTAAAGCAGAAGAAACACCTTTTATGATGCAAGACAGGCCTGTTGTTGCCTACCAAGCTGATAGCGTTCCTGGTCGTTTCTGGGGTCGTGGAACGGCTGAGAAGGCTTACAACATGCAAAAGGCTGTTGATGCACAGATTCGTAGCCATGTAGACTCTTTAGGGCTTACAGCAGCCCCTATGATGGCTATAGATGCTTCTAGATTACCTCGTGGACAGAAGTTTGAGATCAAACCAGGGAAGAATATCCTTGTCAATGGTAACCCATCAGAAATCCTACAACCATTTAAGTTCGGTGTTACGGACAAATCCAACATCGAAACAGCTCAAATCTTTGAAAGAATGATGCTACAGGCGACAGGTACACTAGATACAGCTAATTTACCTGCTCAAGTCAGCGGTGGTGATGCAGCAGCGGCTGGTTTAGCGATGGCTGTTAGCGGTATCATCAAGAAGAACAAGCGTTCTTTGGTGAATTTTCAAGAAGATTTCCTTATTCCGTTCGTACAGAAGGCTGCATGGAGGTATATGCAGTTTGCTCCTGACCGTTATCCTGTAAAAGACTTTGAATTTATCCCAACAGGTACGTTAGGGATGGTTGCTAGAGAGTTTGAACAAGCTCAAATGATGGCAATGATGTCTACGTTAGGTCCAAATAGTCCTATCGTACCGTTATTGCTGCAAGGAATCGTTGAATACTCATCATTACCTAACCGTGAAAGCTTACTACAGCAACTTCAGCAGCTAACACAGCCAAATCCTGAACAACAACAAGCTCAACAGCAAGCTACACAGCTTCAATTAGCTGATGCACAGGCTACAGTGCAGGAAAAGCAAGCTAGAGCACAGAAAGCAGCAGCAGAGGCTCAGAAAGCGTCTATAGAGGCTCAGTTAATGCCTGAAGAGGTAAGAGCTAAGATCGTTAACGCAGCCACTCAGAACCTTCCTAACAACGATGACTCAGCAGAGCGTGAATTCCAGCGTAGAATCAAGATTGCTGAGTTAATGTTGAAGGAAGAAGACATTAAGAGTAACGAAAACATAGCCAAGATGCAGATGGAGACTAAAAAGCAAGTTGATAAGCAGTTCAATGACGCTCTTGGTGAGTAATCATGGATGAGGAAAAGCTACTACAGCTCGCTGCTGTTGTTGGTAAGCTAAAGAAGAAAGTAAGTGAGTTAGACTCTAAAGCAGACACTATTATTAAACTAGAAGGACCACAAGGTAAACAAGGTCCTAAAGGTGACAAAGGTAATCCTGGTAAAGATGGGCTACCAGGAAAAGATGGTAGAGATGGTGTTGATGGTAAGGATGGAATAGATGGTAAACCAGGTAAGGATGGTGTATCTGTTGTTGATGCTTACATTGATATCGACAACTCACTTATTCTTAAGTTGTCTAATGGTATTGAGGTCAGTGCTGGTGAATTACCAACAAAGCCATTAAAGTCTGATTCTATCTATGTTTCAAACACACAAAATTTTAGTCTAGATGGTTTACCTACCGCTAATGAGTTTCCTCAACCAGATTACTTTGTTATCAGACAAAATGGAGAGTGGCGTAAAGCACCGTTTACATACTTACAAGCATGGCTTGATCAGGTTAACTACTTAATTACAGAAAGTGGTGATCGATTGACAACAGAGTCAGGCGATTACATTATCATGGAGTAGACATGGCTGACGTAAAGATATCAGCTCTATCAAACGCAACAACACCACTAACAGGTACTGAAGTAGTTCCTGTAGTACAAAGTGGTGTTACCTATAAAACAACTGTACAAAGTATTGCTAATTTAGCTTCTGGTGGATCTGGTACAGTAACTTCAGTAGCTATGTCAGTGCCTACTGGATTAACTGTAACAGGATCACCAGTAACATCAGCAGGTACGTTAGCAGTATCGTATACGGCTGGTTATGCGATCCCTACCACAGCAAAGCAATCTGAATGGGATACTGCTTATGGGTGGGGTAATCATGCTACGGCAGGTTATGCGGTAGGAACAACAACAATCACTGCCGGTACTGGATTGTCTGGCGGTGGTAGTTTGTCCGCTAATAGAACCATTAACTTAGCGAACACAGCAGTTACAGCAGGTTCGTACACCAACGCTAACATCACTGTTGATGCACAAGGCCGTATCACAGCAGCATCAAACGGATCTGGTGGTGGCGGTAGTGGAACAACAACGTATGCAGTAACTTTTAACAATAGCGGTACTGGGGATGCTTCAGGAACTACCTTTGATGGTTCTGTAGCACGTACAATCAGCTATAACACGCTAGGAGCACCATCAATAACAGGTACTAATGCGACAGGTACGTGGAACATTGACATACTTGGTAATGCCGGTACTGTAACTAATGGTGTGTATACTACAGGTAGCTATGCTAACCCATCGTGGATTACTTCATTAGCTTGGAGTAAAATTAGCAGTACACCAACAACACTTAGTGGTTATGGTATATCAGATGCTCAACCACTTGATGCGGATTTAACAGCTATTGCAGCATTGACTGGAACAAGTGGTTTCTTAAAAACTAATGGTTCTGGTACGTGGACGGTTGACTCTAATACTTACTTGACAGGTAATCAAACAATTACACTTTCAGGTGATTTATCAGGGTCTGGTTCAACATCGATTAGCGCAACTTTAGCCAACACCGCAGTAACTGCTGGTAGTTATACCAACGCTAACATTACGGTTGATTCTAAAGGTAGAATAACAGCAGCATCAAACGGTAGCGGTGGTGGTAGTTCTGTACCTGTATCTGACGAAGGTACGCAAATTACTTCTGGAGTAACGAGTTTTAACTTTACAGGGGCAGGCGTAACCGCTACAGCGTCAACCGGAGCGGTAACAGTAAACATTCCAGGCGGCGGCGGTGGAGGGCCTGCAACCATATTGGAAAGCGCGTTAACGATTTCCAGTAACTACACGGTATCAACCGGCTACAACGGTTTGTCGGTTGGCCCTGTCACTGTGTCAAGCGGCATATCGGTTACCGTCCCAACAGGTCAAGCTTGGATGATTTTTTATTCTTAAGGATTGCAAATGAGTTCATTAAAAGCACAAGGCAACGCAAGCGGAACCGGAACCCACACGTTGCAATCAGCAAACACAAATAGCAACCGCACAGCCACGCTGCCGGATGCAGATACAACGCTTGGCTATATCAATGTTCCGGTTAGCTCTACAACGATTCCAAACTCGACGTTTTCACCGGGTGATGTTGTTTCTCTTTATAACAACACGGCTAGCAGTCTTACGATCACATGCTCAACAACAACGGCTTATGTAGCTGGCACTAATACAAGCGTTGGATCTGTATCGCTTGCGACAAGAGGCGTGATGACTGTGTTGTTTATAACGGCTACTTCCTGCGTTATCACCGGAAATGTGAGCTAACTATGCCTGGCATTCTTAATCTTATTCTCGGCGGTGTCGGTGTAGTCAAGGATGCCTATTTCAACCTTGTGTCCTTGCTCCTTCCTGGCAACGGCACTAACGGCGCTCAAAACAACACCTTCCTAGACAGCAGCACCAATAACTTCACCATCACCCGCAACGGCAACACAACGCAGGGTACGTTCTCACCGTTTTCACAGACTGGGTGGGGGAATTATTTCGATGGGTCGAATGATTCTTTGACCGTTTCTAGCAACGCAGCTTTTGGTTTTGGTACAGGCGATTTTTGCGTTGAATTTTGGATGTACCCAACGGCTTTAACAACGGCTAGAGGAATTTATTTAACAAACGCTACAGGCGGTCTTTATATATATACCGATACGAGCAATAAATTAATTGTTCGTGCTTCAGCAGTTGCTACGTTAATTACATCAAATGATGCTATTTCATTAAATACATGGACTCACGTGGCGGTTTGTAGAACCGGAACAACATTGTCTCTTTACTTGAATGGCTCAAGGACTGCTGGAGGAACCGCATCAAACTCAACAAATTTTGCAGCAGGTGATCTTTATATTGGAGCAGAAATAAACACGTTTTACTACTCTGGGTATCTTGGGAGTTTAAGAGCGGTAAAAGGAAGTGCTGTTTATGATCCAACCGCTACGACAATAACTGTCCCAACTGCTCCTTTATCTGCTGTTTCGGGAACATCACTTCTTACTTGCCAGTACAACCGCTTCAGGGACGCAAGCTCAAACGGATTCACCGTAACCCCCAACAACGGCGTAGCAATCACCCCCTTCTCTCCCTTCGCCCCTACAGCAGCCTATACAACCGCCGCAGTGGGTGGGTCAGGGTACTTTGATGGGAGTGGGGATTATTTGACGGTTGCTGATAATGCTTCTCTTGAATTAGGTTCTTCTAATTTCACACTTGAAACGTGGGTGTATGTAACAGCAGCGCCATCAGGTTTGACTGGAATTTTTGCCAAAGGTGGTTCGCCATATGGTGGTTTTTATCTCGGTTACAACGCTAGCAGAGTTGTAAAACTTTATGCTTCTACAACGAGTTCAACATGGGATATTGCAAACGATGTCGGAGCGCAAACGTTAAGTCTCAATGCGTGGAATCATGTTGCTATTTCAAGAAATGGCTCAAGCTGGAGAATTTGGGTTAACGGAACCTCTGGATCATCTGATACGGTTACGAGTTCGTCAGCCGTATGGAATACGGCAAATGCTTGGTATATAGGGTCTAACCCAACTGGGGCAGAGAATTTTACTGGCTATATGGCTAGTGCTAGATTTGTGATTGGTAGTTATGTTTATGATCCAGCGTCAACAACACTAACCATCCCCACAGCACCATTAACCAACATCACCAACACCTCCCTCCTCCTCAACTACACCAACGCTGGTATCTACGATGCCACAAG